CGGTCTTCTGCAGTGCTGCCTGATCCAGACCTTGCTGCAGCCGATCCGCCGTAGCCTGCCGGTCGAACAGTGCCAATTCCCGGCGCTTCTCATCGGAAGCCGTGGTCAGGGCATCTTGTTTTTCGGTGGAGAAATCTCCCCGGCGCTTGGCCAGGTATGCGCCCAAATCAAAATCAGCTGCCATGAGTTGTTCCCGAGAAATGTCGGAAACGATTCTATGGAAAAGGGTGCGCAATCAATTTGCGCACCCTCTGTCAACAGCAGCGAAACCAGGAAGTTGTGGATTACTTCTTGGATCCGTTCATCAGCGCATCGAAGGCCACAGCACCCAGGTTGGCCCGGTTGCGCTGGAACTCGCGTGCAGCCGCGAAGTTCTTCTCCACCTCCGCTCGGGACATCTCCTTCTGGAGGATGTTGGCAAACTGCTTCTCCGGGCTGAGCCAGTCATCCACCTGGCGCACTGCCTTGGACACCACCGAAGTGGGATAGGGGATTTGGATAGGCAACTTGGTATCCGGATCGGCGATGGTGTATCCCGGGTTCTGCGCAATCCACCGCTTGAGGAATTCCTGGTTGGGTTTCCCCAGATCTGGCAAAAGCCCGCCACTCCAATTCTTGTCGATGGCCTCGATGTACTTGTCGATATTGCGGGACGGATCCAGGGAATCCAGGCCGTACATATTGTTCTGCTTGAAATTCTCGGCCTCGGTTTTCTGGCGAGACTCCGCGGCTTCCCGCAAGGAATTGACCAGCGCCGGCAAAGTGCCTCCGCTGCCGCTGCCCTTGTTTTGTGCGGCCACCATGGATGCACGTGCCGACAGCTCCGCAGCGGCAGTACGGCGAGCATCGTTGGCATCGGCGTTCACCATGTGCAGGCGCTGAGCTGCACTGGACTCCAGGCTGTCTTTGAAAGTGGCTTCGGCCCGAGAGCCTTGCAGAGCTGCGCCTTCGAGCTTGCCGGCGAACCATTTGGCCAGGGTCGGATTGCTGGCCAGCTCCTCCTGCACTCCGGCCTGATCCCCGCGCGCAGCCTTGCCCTCCAGCCGGCTCAAGGCCTCCTGCACACCTCGCTTCTCCTGCTCATCCGTGAACAGGCCCAGCTCCCTGGCTCGCTGAACCAGGAGAGGCTGGCGGTTGTCCACAAACTCGCGCGAACGGCTGCGGTCCACCTGCCCGTTGTAGGCCCCGAGCATGGCGGCGATGGTGCCGTCACGCTGGGCCGCCTGCAGCTTCTCCGGGGTATCGAACCGGGCCGTGACCTGGCTCAGGAAGTCCTCGGTATTGTTGGCCTTCTGGTTCTGCCAATTGGCCTCGTTGATCAGCTCGCGCTGGCGCAGCACGTCTTGCAAGGGAGCCAGGGCACCCTGGATGGATTGCTGCGCCTGGCCCATGCCGGCCAGTGCAGTACGGAAGTCCGGCGCGTCGATGTTGCGCCACGTGATCGGTTGGGCCATGTCGGCTCCTTACTTGATGCTGTTGCGGGCCATGTACGAATCCACCGACTCGTAGGCACTGCCATTGGACGCCACCCGTGCGCGCTGGCGATCCTCCAGAGCCGAGTTGGTGGCCGTGCGCTGGGCGGCGTAGTTCTTGTTGAAGGCGTCCTTCTGGAAGGCCAGCTGCTGCTTGGCCAGGCCATACTGCTGCATGCCCATGAACAGGTTGGCCGCGGAGCTCAAGCCTCCCAGAGCCAGGCCACCCCAGCCTTGCATCTGCGTCCCGTCCGACAGCCTGGAGCCCAGGGCGCCCGATTCCTGGAGCCAGGAGTTGAACTGGCCCATCAGCCCCGAGCCGGCGCCCCAGGTGCTGCTGTCCGAAGAGGGCACAGGGTTGGCCGAGAAACCCCCACCCATGCCGCCGTAGCCCATGTCACCATAAAGGAAGCTGCGGTCACTGGGCAGCACACGATCCGCCGACATCGGCACCATGGCCGTGGAGCCAGGAGTGGTGACCCCCGGGATCTCCATCAGCGGACGGCCCGAGCCGTATTGACCCAGGCTGCTGTAGTCCTGGTTCTGAAAATCAAACAAGCTGGCCATCCAAGCCTCCAAGAGTTTGCGAGAAATTCGGCAGAGACAGTTTCATGTCCACGAAGTTGTGGAGCATGTCAAAGCCCACCGCACCGATGTTGCCTGAGTGGGCTGTGCGATTGAAGTAATTCTCAGGCGATTCACCGAAGATCGTGATGGGCTCGATGAGATGACTGCCATCCTCCAGCAGCTTCTGCGCACCGGCCAGATCCTCGGAGGCCTTGGTCACCAGATCCTTGAAGTCCAGGTACTCCTTCTGCAGGTCCGTGAACATTTCAGCCATAGCCGCCTTGGTGACGCCACTGGCCAACTTCACCAGGTCGCCAGCAAACGGAATGGCTGCCTGGAAATTCTCGGCAGTGGACAAGGAGTAGGCGCCGTAAAGCGCAGCAACCAGGGCTGCGAAAAAGGCGATGTCCACGCCAACCAGTTTGACAAACAGAGCCAGGGCATACCCGATCACCAGGTTGATGACAATCTGGGTCACGATGATCTGTACCACGGTCCAATAGGCGGCAGCCTGAACTGCCGCGGACAAGGCCGTACTGGTTCCCAATGTCCAGATGGCAAAGGCGTAGCCTACGAATTCCACGAAATCCGAAAACCACTCCTGCTGATACCACTTGACCTTGACGATCACCAGCGAGTTGCAAACCAGGTGGAGGCTGCGGGCATATATCTGCTCCCTCTCCTTGATGGAGAAAAGATCCGTGATGGTGTGGTCCAGTGGGATCAGGAATATAAGGTCATCCTCATTACCGGTGGTGTAGTAATTGCCTTCGACGTGGTAGCGCACCTCCATGCTGGTGACCTGAATCTCCTGATAAGTGGTCTCGGATATTTGTTTCCTATACCGATGCATGGTGGGCGCGTGCCAGGATGGCCCGGGGGTATGTTCCCAGACACTGGCGCAAGTGCCGACCGGCCCGATGCTGCCAACGACCTCCACCTTCTGGATGCCGCCATGCCCAATGGACATCTTGACCAAGGTGTCCTGGATCATCAGCGTATGCAGCGCGCCGTACAGGACTGAGGAGTCAAGGTCCTCATCGTCCAGGCTGCCAAAGTACATATCATCGAAGAACTCGAACAGGTATCGGTTTTCTATCGGTACGGTACTGGTGGCAGGTACGGCCAGCATGGTGAATGCCTGGGCCACATCATCAATATCAGGATTCTCGTGAATTGCCCCCAGCATGTCGTCGTAATTCATGCCGACATACCGGGCCATTTTCCGGGACGCCTTGTAGATCGCACTGGTCTTGTCCGCACCGAGGGATGCCTTGTCGTGGCGGAAATGAATGAATGGGAAGAAATTCCCGCTTCCACCCTCTTCCGGCTCCGCTGCTATGACATCCAGTGTGGGATATGTGCCCAACCCGGTCTTGTAGCTGAAATATTTATAGGTGCCATCGGGTGCGGTGTACCCCGCCTGGGCGTAATCTATATCGGCATCGTAGCCGGGAATATCGAAAGTCACCTGATCAAAATGAACCTCAGACGTTCCCCCGGTATACGTTTCCCAGGACCAAACCATGGTGGCCCGCTCCTGGCTCAAAGAAGCGTAGGTGACCTCGGTCCATACCGCAGGCGCCAGCGTGGGATCTCCGAATTCACCATAAATCAACGGCCGCCCAGGTGCAGTGCCTGCCGTAGGCAGTTGGCCCAATTGAACTACAACAGCCGGATCATAAGAATCCTCCAGGGATTCTCGGGCGGTGATCTGAATATCAAACAGGTTGCGGGTAAATCCACCCACGAAGACCGTGTTGATAGAGGGATCCGTGTCCCAGTCGTAGTCCTGGATCACCTTGATCTTGGCGTGATGCAGCAGGTTGTAGGGGCCGAAGATCACGTAGTCGAGATCGATCTCACCGCCCTCCAGCGTTTCCAGCACATCACGCACAGCAGTCACGGCCTGGGAATTGGAGGCGAACTGCCCGGAGGGCAGGCCCATGGGATAGTCCCGGCCGCCGTATGCCCGCATACGTTCCGTCGTGGCGCCCAGGCTGTGCGTCATGCCTTCAGCGAGGTACTCGGTCAGATCCGCATCGCGCAGCATCGCCTGCAGAACGGAAGTCCTGGGCGTATCCGGCAGGTGGTCATCCTGGATCAGCCGGTTGACGCTGGTGCCCACGATGGTCTTGTAGCTGCTGCTGAACAGTCCCATAGCATGCTTTCATTCAAGAATTCATGAATACAAGAAAGGGGGCCGAAGCCCCCCTTGTGCAGTTGAGCCAGGAGGCTCACACCGTCACGCCGATGCCCGTGGCCAGCTTGGACATCACCGCACCGATGGACGTGTCGTTCAGCTTGTTGGTGCCATCGGCCACCGTGGCCTCGTCCGTGGTGCGCCGCACGTTCCAGGTGTCGGCGAAGATCTTGGCCACCTTCTGCTCGGCGTCACGCTGGAAGCCATCGGCCTGGGCCTGGTAAAGGGCCTTCTGCTTGCCGATCACGCTGTTGGCATCCACGCCAGTAGGCGAGACCTGAGCCAGCTCAGTGACCTTCTTCTGGTCCAGCAGCGCCTTCTCGGAATCGGCCTTGAGCTTGTTGGCATCCAGCACCAGACCTTCCTTGGCAGCGTTGGCGGTGCGTGCCGCAGTGAAGCCCGTCTCGGCCTCGATCTGCAGCTTCTGGCTCGCCAGATTGAGCGTCTGCTGCTCCACCTGATCCGCCTGGGCATCCACCAGTGCCTTCTGGCTCACGAGGTTCAGCGTCTGCTGTTCCAACTGGGCCGTCTGCACTGCGATCTGATCTTCCTGTGCCTGCAGGTTGCGGATCTCCTGGTCCAGCCGGGCACGCTGCTTGGCGCTGGTCAGAAGCTCGTCTTCCAGGTGGAGCCTCTGCTGAAGGGCCAGCGCCTGCTGCAGCACCACCAGCTCGACCTCTTCCCGGGCCTTGCGCACCGATTGCTGAGCCAGGAGCAGCTCCTGCTGCTTGATCTGTGCGTCCAGGTTGGCCTGCCCCTTCTGCAGGACGAACTGCAGGGCCGTGGCCATGGTGGACTGCAGTGCGCCCAGGTACAGCGTGGCGTACTCCTTGCCCTGCACGCGCCCCTGCCTGAACTCCTGATCCAGGTGGGACTTGACCGCGCGCATGAGCACGTCCATGGCTCCGGTGCCATCGACATCGGCGATGGTCAGGTTGGCCAGGGAGACCTGTTCTACGGGATCCGGCAGCGACGGGGTTTCTGCCCCGCCCAAGGACTCCAAGATGATGGTCATATTACATGTCCCTCACGATGCCGAAATAGCTGTGCGAGTCCACGGCCAAGGTATTTCCGGTAGCGTTCGTGATACTCAAGGTGCCGGCGCTCACATCGGACGTGCAGTAATAGGGGATGCGTACAGAGATTTTCCCAGTGGGCTCTTCGGGGTACAGGAACTGCGCCCCCCAGCTGGTTCCGCTAGGCAGCACCATACCGGCCGGCACAGCAATATCGAGCCGCTGTGCACCCGCCGTGCTGCTCATGCCGGTACAGGAAAGCTCGACCACGATCCAGCCGGTCTCCCCCTGCACGAAATTCAGGGCCAGCGATGCAATGGCAGCGCCGACCGCATAGGAGCCGGACAGCGTGGCAGGGTTGAATGATCGCTTCAGTCCGATTGCGTAGGCCGTTGCAATCGGTACGTTGGACATGCGAATCGGCTTCAGCGCAATGACGCCTTCGCCCGTGCCGGCATATTTGACGTTGCGGACTTCGCACCTGGTTCCCGAGCCAGTACCCTGGATGTGCACGCCGCCCGAGTATGTCGAGTCGATGTCCACGCCGTCCACGACAATATCGTTATTGTTCGAGATCGCACGGACGGCAACCGTGCCAGGGCCGTTGGTGAACTTGTGGCCGTATACGCTGATGCCGCTGGCGTTATTGGCGATCTCGATGGCAACGCCACCAGACAGCGACGTGGAGCTGCAGCCATTGAACGTGGCAGAGAAATCCTTGCCGCTGCTCAGGGGCTCGAATTTCACACGACCCTGGAAAACGCAATTGCTGAACTTGATGTCCTGGCAGTGCGTCGTCGTCGGGTAGCGGAATATGCCGCAGTACCTGTCGCCTCCCGAGCCCGAAGTGCCGATATAGCAATTCGACACCTGGAATACCCACATATCGGTGATGTCGAATGCAACCTCGAAACCATCGAACGTGGAGTTAACAATCGTCCAGCCTTCGCAGTAATAGGCACCACCAGCTGCATTGCGGGTCTTGATCCCGTAGGTGCCTGCCGCGCCACTGCTGGAATAGATGAACGAGTTCTCGATGAAGATCTCCGGCATCTTGCCGGATGCATTGATGCCGCTGGCCGTGAACACATAGCAGGACTCGATGTGCACGTAGCGCACCGCGTTTTGCAGATCCAGGAACAGGGCAATGCTGGTCGGGCGAATGACGATGCCTTCCAGCACGACATGCCGCACATAGTTCGACATGCCACTGGGCGTTGCCGATGTGCCCTCACATTCCAGAAACGCGCCGGCTGTGCCCCGCACGATGCCGCCCTTGATCTGGACGCCCTCGCAGTTGCCGGATGCCTTGAATATCGGGTTGCTGCCGGTATCCGCATTGATGTACGCACCCCGCATGTCCACGCAGCAGCCGGGGGGCAGCGTGATCGTGTCGGTGATGCGCCAGCTGCGATTGCGCAGGTCGAGCGTGCGCGAGTACGTCAGGCACGCCTGGATGTACGCGGTGTCGTCGGCCACGCCATCGCCCACAGCACCGAGGCTGCGAGGGCTGCAACCGGCGTCATTGAGTCGCGCACCCAGTGAGCCCTCCGGGTAGGACAGTGCGCCAGCGAACGCAGGGATGCCTGCACCCACGCCCGCCGCGGCAGCACTGGCCAGATCGGCACGCAGCTCGTTGTCCACCACGATGGGCGGAACATCCTCCGGATCGTAGAGAACCAGGTCAGCCAGGGCAGCCGGTGCGTAGCCTGGGGCGGTGACCTGCAGAGAGTACGTGCCGTTGGCCGCGTAGAAGTCGAACTGCCCCAGCGACGATACCGCCACCGGGTTGGCCTTGGGAGTGGTCCCGGCCTTGTTGGAGAACAGGCTGGCGTTGCTGCCATCCTGGTTCTTGACCAGGACAGCGGCGCTCGTGATCGGAACGTCCGCCGGGGTCTTGATCACGTCATAGATGTGCTGCATGCCGGTGCTCCTGGCTCAACCCACGCTGTTGGCCATGGCCTGACGCTGAGCCAGGTCGTGGATCTCTTCCTCGGTCAGCGGCGGCAGGACCTCGATGGCGAACTCCTTAATCAATTTGCCCTGACGGATCTTGCCTTTGGCCGTTTTCTGGTCCACGAAGATCTGGCACTCCTTGGCGCGGAGCATCTCCAGCATGATCTGCGGGATGTGGTAGCCGTCATCGGCGCCGTTGAAGGGCACGAACTTTTTGAAGGTGCCCACCACGGAATTGCCCACGGTGAAGATCTCGCCGTCCCATTCCTTCTTGGCCGGGTTCATGCAGGTGATGCGTACACGCACCAGGGCCGAGGCCTCCAGCTGCTTGCGGCGCTTCTTCTGCTGGGGCGTCTCGGCCGGAGGGATGAACTCACCGGAGGTGTCGAGGGCAGCGGCCTGTGAGCCAGCGCCCATGGCGACGGAACCAGGCACGGCAGCGGGCACCTGGTCGGGATCGGGCTTGTCGGCCAGGCGGGCAGCAATCTTCTCCGAGAGCTTCTCGATGCCGATGTTCGGGTGGTAATGGACGCCCATCTGGTCGGCGCGGCGCTTGAGCTCGGCCAGCTGTTCGGCGGGAGTGGGCAGGGGCAGATCGGCGTTGTCGCCCAGGGCAATGGTGTCAGTGGTCATGGTCGGAAGGGAAATCAGAAATTGATGTGAAAAAAGGGGCGAGCCTTTCGAGCCCGCCCCTTCTGGCTCAGCGCATGGGCTTACATGCGGGCCACGGTCTTCAGCACCGCGAGTCGTTCCCCGCGCAACAGCATGAAGCCGTACCACCACTTGATGCTGGCGAAGCCCGTCTCGCCGAACGGATCGGTGCGGTCGGCGGTGGCTTCACCGGGATCCTTCTGGTAGATCTTGAACTTCGAGGACTGGCCGTCCGTCTGGAACGAGATCGTGGTGAAGGACTCCTCGCCCACCGCCAGCATCGGGAACACGTCGAAGCGACCGTTGGTCGTGTAGTTCTCGGTGTCACCCGATGCATCCGCACCGTGGCCCGCCCACTTGGTCATCTCGGGGACGATGATGATGCGCCAGTCACCCACCGAACCCTGCTCGCCCAGCAGCGTCGAACCACCCGCGCTGTACTTCTCCACGGGGATGAACGCCGGCTGGTTGTGCAGGTCCTTCATCGCGCGCAGCGTGGGTATCAGCTCGGAGCCGCAGTACAGCGCACGGGCACCGCTGATGGTCCGGGTATCCACCAGGCGGGTGCCGGTGAAGGCCGTCAGCTGCTTGGGCGTGCGGTTGTTGTCCAGGTCGATGGACAGGCGCATCAGGTCGCCATAGGACACCAGGCAATCAGCATCCATGGTCTGGTGCGAGACCGCATCGCCAGCGAACTTGACCACGCCGGCCTGGCTCAGCAGGTCCACCTGGAGGGCGTCCTCGGTCAGCTCGGCGGCGCCAGCCAGCAGCTCACGGTGGATGTGCTGCTGCAGCTCGGCGTCGGTATCGAAGTCCAGCGAGTCACGGGTCCACTCGTGGAAGAAGCCGAACTTCTCGAACGTGCCTTCCAGCTCCTTGCGCTTGAAGCCGACGCGGTTGACACGGCCGCCCGTCTCGGAGAGGGCCGGCAGCTTGCCGCTGATGGTGCCGATGTCCTTGGACGAACCGTAGAGGTTGCCCGAGCCCTGCTGCACCGACGCGCCCAGGTTGAACGCCAGGATGGCATTGGCCTTGGTCAGGGTGGCGACCTTGATCTGCAGCGTGCCCGTGACGGTCAGCGTGGCCAGGCCCGTACCACCGGAGCCATCCGCACCGGCCACACAGGTCGTGCCGGAGAGGTTGTCCTGGATCGCGGTGGCAGCCGCCGCCTTGGAGGCATTGGCTACGGCCATCACAGCGCGCGGCAGCGTCACGAAATACTGCGTGCCCGTGATGGTCACGCCGGCCGCGTCGATGCCCTGGTCGTTCAGGTTGGCATCGTCCAGCAGCGGGATGTAGTGGTAGCGGACGATCTTCTTGCCGAAGTTCTTCGGCATGCCCTGCACGCTGGCGAGCTGGGTGAAGAACTGGGTCTTGCGCGCTTCGATGAGCGCCTTCTTCTCCCAGTATTGGGTGTTGAACTGCTTGTTGCCGATGGTGGATTGGGTGCCACCAGCCGGGTCCCTGTACTGTTGACCGTCAAAAGCCATTTGAAAATCTCCGCCTTAGCGTTGGAATTTGGTCATGTCCAGCTTGGCAAACTCCTCATCGCTCAGAGCCAGGGGATTGAAATCCGGCTTCTGGGCAACAGGGGCCGCAGCTGGTTTGCTCGTGCCCGCAGCACGGCGTTTTTCATTGCGCTTGTCTTCCGCTTCCTGCGAAGATTTCGAGGGAGTCACGATGTCTTTTTGGGCAGGGGTTTGTTGCTGCTGGGATTGGCCTTTACCCAGCGAGGCAAACACGCCCGCCTTTTCCATCTGATCCCCGATTTGCTTGTAGGCAGCCAGGTGCGACACGCTGGTAGGCAACTCGCCAAGGGCACGCTTGCGATCCACCTCCTTGGTGATCAGGTCGAAGTAGCCCAGCTTCATGTGGGCATTCAAAACCTTCAGCACGTGAGGCTGTTCGCCAATCAAGTCCTTGCTGGCTTGGTCCCACTCCTTGGTGACCGTCGTGATGAGTTTCTGGAAATGAGGCTCATGCTCGATCTGGTCGAGTACCTCATTCAGTTCAACTTCACGCTCGTTCCCCGTTTGACGGGTGGGCTTGTAGTCGCCTGCCTTGTCCGGATCCAAGTTCATCGGATCCAGGCCATTATCCTTCAAAAGTTTGTTGATCGCGCTGGGATCTTTGTTGACCACCAGGTCGATCACGAAACCGAGTTTGGTTTCATCCAGGAGCCCATGCTGCTCCAGGAGTTTCATCTTGGCGAGATTGGGTTTGAGCGCCTGCATCTTGCGCGCATAACCCGCACCCATTTGCATGAGCTGGATCGCCTCATCCACGGAGGCGATATTCATGTCCTTGCCAGCCGCCTTGAAGGGAGCCAGGAGGCGCTTGTATTCAGCCTCGTAATTGACGCCATCGGTGGCCGGCTTCTCGGCCGCAGGCGCCTTCTCCTTGGAGCCAGGAGCAGCGGCATCCGTGTCCGCAACGGCAGGCTTGTCGGCAGCCTTGGGAGTATTCCCCTCCTGGCTCACTTCCGACTGGTTGCCCTCGCCCTGGCCTTCTTCCTTGTTTCCGGCGCCCTTGTCGTCATCCTCGCCAGTGCCCTGGTCTTCGTCGCCCGACTCCTTTTGGGTATTGGCATCGTCCTCGTTGGAATCGGATTCCTGATTCCCTTGAGCATCATCTGCTGCCGGAGCCAGCTCCGGGTGCGCGGCATAAAGGGCTTCAGGAGTTGCGTACTTAGCCAGCTCTTCATCCGAGAGATCCAGGACAGAGGGGCCATTGGTAGCAGTGGTTTCAGTTGCCATTTGGGGATTTACTCGCCGGGATCGGCAAGGAGTTCGTCACGGGTATGTTCGGTATCCACAAGGTCAGCAGCCGCGGTTTCTGCCTGCTCGGCCACATGCTTGAGATATTCGCTGAAAATGCTCACGGCCTCGATGCGGGTCAGGTTATGGTCGGCGTGGACCTGCCCATTCAGGCAAGCCACGGCACGACCATGAACCAGTCGCACGGCCTCCTTTTCCAGATAGCCCGACAGGATGATCCGCTTGAAATCCGGATTGGCTTTCAAACGGGCCAGGGCATTACCGTCCGCAATGGACTCCTTGTGCCGGGCTATCTGTGCGTCGATGGAGCGCAGTTGTTCGGAAGACATATCGGGGCCGTAATTCAATGGCCCCGACTATATGCACCCTTTACTTGGGCTTCGGCTTGTTGCGCTGCTTCAGGTACTCTTTCAGCAGATCCGTGCCCATTTTTTCACGTTCCAGCTTCATGTTCAGGCCGTGTTCGATCAGGGCCTGCTGGGTTTGTGCGCGGGCTTGTTCGCCATGCAGTTCCTTCTGGCGTTCTTGAGTAACCCCGGATTCCTGCTCTATGAAGTCCAGATTCGTCTTGTCCGCAGCCGCATTGAGCTGCTTGGCCTTGGCCTGTTCGGTCACTGCCTTCACCTGGTTCAAGCCAGCGTCGGTCATGATCTTTTGAGCCTCGGCACGGAGTTTGGCAATCTCCATTTCCAGCTTGGCCATCTCCAATTCCTGGAGCTTTTGCTGCATGGGATCCGGCTCGGGCTTGTAGTTTTCCAGCTTCTGAGCCAGGTCCGGCATCTTGCGCAGCCGGGCGATGTCGGCCTGGATCATGCGGCGCACGGCCGGGTCGTCGTTCGGCCCCAGCGTCTGCAGCATGAAGGCCAGCTCCTGAGCCTTCTGGTTGTCCTCTTCCGCCGTGGAGATGGCCAGGGCCAGGTCGAAGTTGCCGGCCAGGTCATCGCGCTTGACCGTCACGAACTCCTCATCCGTGATGCGGATCACTTCCTCCTCGTCCAGGAACTCGGCATTCATGGCGATCCATTTGCGGCCCACCTGCTTCATGCCTTCCTTGAGGCGGTGCAGGATGCCGTTTTCGCGCTTGGAGCTCGAATCCAGAGCACCTCGCACACCGGCCGCCACATCGCCCAGGGAATTGCCGGAGACCCCTTCGGAGAAACTGCGCACCCCGGTCAGCGATTCAGCCTGCTGGTTCTGCAGTGCCAGCATGGCATAGGCGCTCTGGGGGATTTCCGGGTAGACGTGCTGGTACACCCCAACTCGCGGATCGACGTTGCCGTTATAGGTGTAGTCCTTGCCCTGCTCGAATTTGCGGCGATTCGTCTCATCCAGCATGTCACGGCGCATGCCGGTTTGGCCATTGGCGCTCTTGGCCATCAGATCAATCATGCCGCGCGTGATGGCGCCGATGATCTTCTGGTTGTCCTCCAGCAGCTCGCCATCCGGCTCACCGTACAGGCTTTCCCGCTTGGGCAAATAAGGGATCAGGACGTAAGGGAGTTTCTTGTCCGGATATGGATTCTCTTCCATCCGGATGATCGTGTCCCCGACCCAGGCCACCACGATAGGCTTGGTGGTGCCATTGCCGTCGATGTCCCAATTACCCCAATACTCGTAGACCACCAGTTTCTGGCGGGGCTTGTCCGAGAACCTGAAATTGGCCGCACCATTCTCGATGGCGTGGTCCGGCGTATTCAGCGGGGTGTGGTTGCTGGGATTGATCTGATCCAGGTTGTGGTATTTACCTTCCTTGCGCAGTTGATCCAGCGAGGAGGGAAAACTTACCACCCCGAAATTGGCCTTTTCCAGGTCACCATTGCAGGTGGGATCGAACACTGCATTGAGCAGATTCTCGACCTCCACCGTGGGATGGTTTTTCAGCGTGCGCTTCTTGGTGACCCAGACCTTATTACCGGTCAGTTCAGGACGCACCGGAACACCTCGTTCCTGGCTCAGACGATGCGCCTCCTTCATTTCCGGAGGCACGTCCACCAGGTAGGTCCCGGGAAACTCCGACTTCAGATGATCCAGGTACTGGACGGTCGGACCAAACGAGGAGTCCTGGTAATACACCGCCTCGTCGATTTCCTCCTCGTAGGATTCCTCGGCGAAGCACCAGCCGGTACGCAATACCACGGTGCCCTCATCCACCGCGGCACGCACCATGTCGTTGATCAACTTGACCTTGTTGATCTTGGTATTGAACTGGTTGTTCAGCACCACCTGGTTCTGCCGGGCCGCCTTGCGGTCATTGGCCGATACCGGGTTGACCTTGAATAGCTCGGGGGTGGAGAGGAAAGGATCCTCCAGCGCCGGATAACGCCATTCGGCCTGCTGGCGAATCAGCTTGGGCTGCACCGTGGAGCGCGCCGGTTCACCTTTCTTGGGTGCCGGAATCTTGGCGCTGCCCTCGATGTGCATGTTGTCCCGCCACCGCTGCACATTCGCCTTGAGCGAATTGTGGACCTGCTGGGCTTCCATCAGATCCTGCTTCAGCTGCGACAGCTTGGGCGGGTTTTTCCAATTCGTGAGGTTTTGCGGCTGCGAGGCGGGCGCAACGCTTTGATCAGTGAGTTCCATCAGGACTTCCAAGGAGGGGTAACTACAATGTTCCGACTTTCCAACCAATGTAAAGGAAATTTTCCCGTGAAAATTCAGGCGCTACACCCGGCTTTCCAGATGCCCACCCGTGGTTCAGAAAGCGCCGGAGGCTACGATATTTATATGCCCGAGGCCGGGAGTATTTCCGGCATTACTTCACAGAAGGTCGGGCTGGGGTTTGCAGCCGCAGTTCCCAAAGGTCACGTGGCCCTGGTATTGCCGCGCTCCGGTATTGGCTTCAAGCACGGGCTGGAGCTCAACAACACCTGCGGTGTGATCGACCCCGATTACACGGGCCAATGGTTCGCAGCCCTGCGGACCAAGAACGGTCAAGCCTTTTCCTGGGCGGCCGGCGAGCGGCTGCTGCAGTTCATCGTGGTGCCCTTCTGGGCTGCGGAACTGGAGCGCGTGGCCAGCCTGGAAACCACCCTGCGTGGCGAAGGCGGCCTCGGTTCCACCGGTCAGTAATTGAGCCAGGAGAATCCCATGATGTTCTTCCTGCTCTGGCCCGTGGTTCTGGGTGCCTGGTTCACTGCACTGGGCATGACGCCCCTGCCCATCAAGTAACCGGGCTCTGGCTCAAAAGGAAAGGCCCCTCGGGGCCTTTTTTCATGGAGCCAGGACGATCACACCCAGCCCCCTCGATGGAACTTCTCGTGCCCCGTCTGGGCCTGGCTGTCCACCTGCATGCCTGCCGCGTCCAGCATGGCGCACTCCATCTCGTACTGCTGCATGTAGTTCACGCTGGTGGCATTGGGGTCTGTGATGCCCGTGGGCGTATAGGCCCGCCAGGCCACGAACAGCAGCAGGGCACGCAGGTGCGTGCGCGGCAGGTTGACCTCCACCTGGCCCAACGCGGTCAGCGGCAGGCCGTTGGAGTTGGCTGCTATGGGCGGATGGTCGGCCCGGTACTTGACCACCAGCTGGCCACCACGTGCTGCTATGGCACTGGGCACGCTGAGCTCGTTGTAGCTGGGCGTCATCACACCCAGGTCATCACTGGCATCGTTGAGGCTGATCTCGGCCCCATCCTGGTCCCAGGCCTGGATCACCTTGAGCAGGTCACCGGCTGCGGGCGCCAGTGCGTACTCCAGCGTGCCGGGCACCACGGTCAGCAGCAGCTTGCGAGTCTTCAGGTTGAATCGCTTGTGCAGATCCGTCAGGCCCAGCGTGATGTGGTTGATGGCCTCGTACTGGTTCTTCTCGAAGATGCCTCCCTCGGAGGCACCGCCTATGGCCAGCTGCTTGAACTCCCCGATGGAGAGCTGCGCGAATATTTCAGTGAGCTTCATGGTTGCCTTTCAAACTACATAGGAGGACAGCCGTTCCCAGCTGCCATCGTCGGCCTCGATCTCCCACACGCCCCCCTCTTCCTGGCTCATCGGCGCTTCCTCGCTGGGCTTCCAGGCATTGAGCAAGGGGAGCTGGGAGATGGTGTCAGCACCGTCATCGTGCTTGGACTTGAAGCCGGCCGGCGTGACCAGGCTCAGCTCCTCCATCATCTCGATCATCTCCAGGGTGTTCTTCTTCTCGATGGGGAAGTGGATCTTGCGCTGCTTGAACAGCGGCACCACCACGTTGAATTTCTCCAGCTTGTTGGCATTGGTGGAGGCCAGTTTCTTGAGCTCTTCCGTGCCCGACGAATCCCGGGTGGCCAGGGTGAAGTGGATATTGCGGTTCATCATCTCCTGCTTGAGCCAGGGAATGAAACCGGCCTGCTGGCCCGTGGTCTCCACCGCGGTGGACAGCGGCCTCCAGTTCTGGGCCAGGCGGAACAGGTCATCCACTGTCTTGTCCATGGTCTGCCGCTTGCAAACCCCCGACACCCAGAACCAGTCCCCGTTGTTGGAATAGGCCCAGACCGACAGGAAGTTGTAGTCCGCACGCTGCTTCTCGCTCACGGCCCAGTCGGTGGTCATGTACCAGTTGAACTTGCGCCGGTTCCTCAATACCCCATCAATGTGATACCAGCCAATATCGTGGTCCTGGATCAGCCGGTCTTCATCGCTCATGATTCGCAGCATCAGCTCCTGGTTGAACGTATCGATCTTGCCGAGTTTCTTGGCCGCCTCGTACTGGTCCCGGACATACTCGAAGGTAAAGCGGTCCGGCCAGGAACCCCGGAATTCCTCCTTGCTGCAGGGAAACCTCTCGCAGACCGGGAACACGTTGACTTCCCAGGCCCCGGATTCCACCGCCTTGTAGAGCGGATCCTTCGCATTGAATGGCGTGCCCGACCAGATGATCATGTTGCGGGTCGGGTGCAGAGCGTAGGTCACGGCCTTGTAAACCGTGTCCTCCACCGCGGCAATCACGGTCACCGAACGGGCATCCTCGTCCGAGATCAAATCATCCAGCACCGCCAGCTCGGGACGCTGACCCAATTCCTTGGCACCCCGCACGCCAGTCTTGGCGCCATATCCCTTGACGATGAATTTCTTGCCATCCAGATTCTGGAACTCCCAACGGATGTCCGTGAAGTTCTTGTGGGGCACATAACGCTTCAGGAACTCACTCTTTTCCCAGCGGTGCTCCAGGTTCTTGCGCATGTTCTTCACGCCGTTCTCTATCGAGTCCGAGACGTAAAGCGCGAGGTTGATGCGGCCGAACCCAGGTATCTCGCCGTAGGTGGCGATATAGAGGAACAGGTATTCCCCCATCAGGGTTGTCTTGGCGATACCCCGATGGCACAGATTGATGATGCGCTTGCCTCCATGGGTCAGCGTATCCAGCATCTTGTAGTGAACAAGCGGGGTCTTGTTTTCCTCCCCCTCATCGCCATTCACCAGCTTGATGAAGTTGATGAACTCCACGGCAAACAGACTCGGGACATATCCCGGGTCCACTGCATAGGTGGTGTGCTTGAGGTAATCCTCCACCTTCCAGGGAGTATCCCCATCCAGCAGCTGGCTCACTGCCGCGGCCACAGGCGTGGGGGAATATTCCCCCAGGGCCGCCGCCACCGGATCGTAGTTATTCAAGGCAGGAGCCTTTCAGGTCTGAGCCCGGAAAGGCAAACCAGCCCACGATCCCGAACACGAATCCGATGAACAAGGCCGAAGGCCAGGCCATCTGAACCAGGACCATCAGGCTGCCGAAACAGGCCCCGATCAGCAAGGCGAACAGGAAGCGCATCATGCTTGCGCCTCCAACAGCAGTTGGGACAGCATGTAGCAAAAGGGCTCCCCGTCTCCCTCGCGCGGGTCATGCCCAATGGTGTGGAACACCTGCAGCAGCACGTGCGCAAACTCGTGAGCCAAGGCATGGGGTGTGGCAGCCCATACCAGCCAAACCGTGTCAGCCAGTGCGTCGCCCTCCAGGCGCACATACCTCCCACCACCTGGATCGTCCTTATAAGGGTAGGCACTCTTAGTGCGGCGCTGATACGTGGACCGGAGCTCATCCAGGGTTTTACAAACCCAGACCGCACCGTAGTAAGGACGCAGGCTCAATTTCTTCACGGCTGCACCTCCACAGCCTGCACGTCCACCACCTCGCCCTGGATCCGCTGGTGGGCCACCTGCTGGGCATTCATGGCCCCCACCTGGATCATCAGCTGCTGCTGCTTGGCCAATTCCAGCGTGGCCTGGCGCAGCTGGGCAATCTCACTGCCCTGGGTCACTGCCACGTCCATTTGCATCTTGACGGTCTCGGGGGCCTTCAATTGCGTAAGGATCGAATTGGCCGCATCGCTGCGCACCTTCTCCGATTTGGCGTTCATCATCAGATCGGCCTGCACATTCAAGGCACGCTGGTACAGGTCCTGGTTCAGGACATGGGTAGGGACCATGGTTTGTTCCATGATCTTCATCACCAGCTGGCTCTTGTTGTAGGCCGTGACGTAGCTCGAAATATCCTTGGGCGCCACACCCTGCGCAGTGAACCGGGCAATCTTGTCCGGGAACGTCTTGGTATAGGCGTCGATATTCGAGTCACCCATGAGCTTGTGGGTGGCGTATCTGCAGGCGGACAGGTACTGGGCAATTTGCCAACGGCCTTCCTTCATCACCCGGGTATAGGACAGCAGGTTGTCCCGGTAAGCCTCGTACAACTCTGGCTCAGCCAGCGTGGCATTGATCTGATCCAGAAGCTGCTGGTTCACAGACTTCTTCATCTGGTCCGGGAGGACGGACTGAAATACCTCCATGGTCAAGGGTTCCATTACGGGCTCACGTATATCGGGTGGATGTAGTGAGGATACCGAGCAACGTCCCTGGATCAGAAATAGAAAGCAGGAACTAGGTCACGGAAAAGAGATGGGTCACAGGGAAGAGGAAAGGGATTGAAGGGACAGACCGCAGGAAATACGGGTCTCAACTTTTTGGAAAAAGTGATAGCGGCCTACGAACGCTGGGCTGCCTCCCTGGCTGCACCTTGACCAAATACCCCCCCCCCGGTGGTCGATCTGCCTATACACAGGACCTATCCACCCCTTCGAGATGCGTATGTGCTGGGCTGCTGGCTTCGCCCATGGATGGACATCAGACGTGGTGTCTATGACCCAACCATTGGAGAGATCATGATCAACGCACTCAAGGCCCTGTTTCAAACCATCATCACGTTCTGCTCGGCTGCAAATAGGCTGGGCAATGCGGCTGACCACATGGGTCGCTACCTGGAGGAATCTGCCAAGGGATTCGCTGATGCTGCTGCTGTCGAGCGTGACATCAAGCTGGCTGCCCTGCGTGGTGGTACTCCTGCTGCCCTGCCTGCTCCGACCTCTACCGTTCAATAAAGGAGACCAACATGATTGAGGTCATCGGATTCGCCTGCATCCTCGGCTTGACCGTTGCTGCCTTTGCTCTGGTTCTGTCGGAACTCTGACGCCAATCTCTTCGGGCCACTTCGGTGGTCCGTTGAGACCTATACACAAATACACAGCAGACAGACAGTTAGCCAAGAGGGAGAGATCCAGTCCATCCATCACCATCCTGCGCATCAAGCTGAGTGTGGTTCATGTGCCAAAGGCATATAACCAGAACCACACCGATACATGACTGGAAGTCATATAGACATCGCAGGGTTGGGGAAGAGAGTGAGGAAGACGAGCTGGCGAGCTACTTTCGTACTGCTTTCGTACTACTTGCCCACTACTCCATCACTACTCCCCATTTCCATATTCCTGCTCTATCCCTTCGCTCTATGGCCTTCGGCCCTGTTTGGTGGTTTCCGATATTCCACCGATACCCCAACCAACCGGAGTTCCACATGCACCTCTTCATCGTGCTGGTCGAAGACCTGATCCGTCACTCCATCAAGACCATCGAGATCGCAGCCCACGACGCCCATCACGTGGACCAGATCTGTGGTGCTCGTGGCCTCCTGGCTCTGTCCATCGAGCTGGCGTGAGGCACTGACCATGAGCCTCATCACCACGTTCGACAACCACATCCACTCCATCATCGAAGCCCTGTTGGAGAACCATGTGTCCCGCACGCTCTACGCCTGCAACAGCTTCATGCTGCTGGAGGCACCGGACCTACCATCCCTGCGGCGTGCTCAGCTGGTGCTGGATTGCTGTGGCCTGGCTCATCAAACAGGCGCTGACAGCACCCTTCCCTGGACGCTGCGGGTCACCCTGCCCAACGACTGAAATAACCGCTCCAAGGCTCCGTATGAGCCTCCTCGGGCTATAGGCCTTCGGCCTTGTGTGGAGGTTGTGGTGGCATGCCGCCATCACAGCTTCGTGTACCTGTTTCCCCAACCATGCGCCGATACGCGCGAAGGAGATCAAGAATGGCAATCAACGGCAATCAGGGCTTCGTGGGCTTCCGTGGTGGCAATGGCCAGGCTCAGGGCTTTGGCCAGGACGACCGCGAGAAGGCCTTGGGCTTCCTCAATTTCTACCTGCCGGGACCGGACGGTGAGCCGGCCAAGGTCGGCAAGGGCATTGCCATCCGTCAGGGCTACGGCAACGAGCGCATGCTCGCGCAGCAACTCAACGAGGCCATGGCCCAGAATCCGGAGGCGCTCAAGGAACTCTGCGAGATCCTGCTGGAGAACCTGGAGGTGCGCTGGGTGCCCATGCGCGACCAGGACGCACCGACTGCGGGCTTCCAACTCAAGCGCAAGACGCAGCCGTAATGGTGTGACAGGGCAGCCGCAAGGCTGCTTTGTCTTTTTGAACCAGGAACATCCATTCAAGGAACTACCCATGCCCATCGCCTTTGAGCCCACTCCCGAGCAACTACTCTCACCTGCAGCCCGGGCTCTGTCCCTCCAGATCGTCGAAGCTCTGGAGGCCGATGAGAAGGATGGCGGCTACGACCTGACTGCGGGCATGTTCGGGCGCCAGTTCTCGGCCCTGGTTGTGGCGCTGGCGCTGCAACTGAACCCATCCACCAAGGACGGTAAGTAATCCACCAGGCCAGCCTCCGGGCTGGCTTGGGGCATGCCGCAGGCAGTCAGTCCATGCACTGCATTTGATATACACGCGTCGCGCTGCCTCTACGCTTTACGGCCTTCGGCTTTGCGTGGGGGTTTGCGCGCTGGTGCGCGCACCTTATTTGAACCAGGAGATCAATAAATGGACATGGAAGAATTCCGTCGCCTCTATGCCGATGTGCTGGAGGACCATCCTGTGGTGAGCCAGGACACACCACCCTGGGAAGATGAACCAGCACCAGCAATTCAACCTGAGCCAGTGAGCCAGGAGCCCAAGATCGAGATCCCGCGCATTGCCATCATTGGTACTGCAGGCCGGGACAAATCCATATTCATGACTCAGGCCATGTGGGAATGGATGGTGCTCGATGCCTCCAAGAGATTGCCTGAGCAATGCCACCTGGTATCTGGTGGCGCAGCCTGGGCAGACCATATTGCCGTGGCCTTATACCTGGCAGATCGGGTACAGGGATTGACCCTGCACCTGCCTGCACCCTTGGGCGATGAGCCTGGGATATTCGTGGGGCCTGCCAACAGCAGCGCCAGCGCAGCCAATTACTACCACGAGAAGTTCAGCCGAGTGATCAAGGAAAGCTCACTCCGACATATCAAGAAGGCCATCGAGAAAGGAGCCACATGGACCTGCCAACCATCCCAGTCTGGGTATGGAGGTATGTTCACCCGTAACAATATCATCGCCAATGACTGTGTGGGCATGCTGGCGTATACCTTCAGCCAAAGCGATGTACCTGGAAGCACAGGCACTCTGGATACCTGGACCAAATGCCAGGGCACCAAGCTGCATGTGACGATACCGCGATGAAGACGCTGGCCTTTGATAAGGATGGCCACCCATTGGAATGGCAGGAGGGTTGGAGAGATCCAGCCCGGCATTACTACCCCATGAAAATGTGGGAATTCAAGCCATTCCCGGATGGGGCGTATATACGCGCATCCGATGGATACTGGTTCAGGTCTGACCTGACCCCATGGTTAGAGGACCAATTACCTGCAGTCATCAAAGCCTGGCTGCTGATTCTCTAATTCCCCAACCAAAGGAGATCAATAAATGGAAACCATGAAGCAAATCGTATGTCAGGAAGAAATCGAGGCCCGCTATAACAAGGCCCTGATTGACAAACGCATCCTGGAGGAGATTGATTCGAGCCAGGACATGCAGGCCAAAATAGAGCAAGGAGAGCAGCTGCTGCTCGATTGGCTCCACAAGCCCTGGTATGCCTCCAAGGCTGCACGCCTGGCCAAGCTCCCTCATGGGGACCTCAAGCCCTTGATTCGCAAGGTGTTTCTGGGAGTGGCCTACTGCCAGCAGCCCACCATGTATACCTCCATCACGGGCCAACTGGCTTCCCGGTTGGGCATGGAGGAAAAGCGGGATGCCCTGCTCACCATCGCTGAGATACTCGCGGTGCTGTGTAATACGGATGCTTTCGATATTGGCAAGCAGCACGCCATGGCATCCCTGCAGCTGCTGTCACGCATCCCCTTGAGCCAGGAAACCCAGGAGATGATCTGGGGCTCGGAATATATGCCACCCATGGTATGTGAGCCGCTGCCCCTGAAGAGCAACATGGATTCGGGATACCTGTCCCACAAGGAGTCCCTGATCCTGGGCCAAGGCAATCACCATGATGGTGATATATGCCTGGACGTGCTCAATCTCATGAACCAGGTGCCCCTGAAACTGGCCACCGATTTCCTGTGCAAGGTGGAGGAGGATCCCAACTCTGAATTCACCATCGACAAGGCCAAGGAGAATGCCCTCAAGAAGAAAGGCAAGAACCTGTCGGACGCCGAGGCCCGCAAGATTG